AGTGCAAATACTGGTCTTACAACTCCAGTAGCATATGAAGCAGATCTATTTGTTGAACAGCTCGATAGGTCAGGCGATACACTTAAGAAGTATACCTTTAGAGGATCATATCCACAAGATATGTCACCTATAGATCTTAATTATGCAACTAATGATGAGATCGAAAGGTTCACTGTAACGTTTGCTTATCAGTACTACGATACAGATACCACTACTTAAGGCAATATAAATAGTAGGAGGGCTGCGGTCCTCCTTACTATAAAGGAATTCTAAATGGCAGAAAACTCAATTAAATTATTTGGTTTTGAAATAACGAGGACAAAGGATAAAAAGGCGCTTGCTTCGCCTGTTCCGCCACGAGACGATGATGGTGCCGGTTATGTCACTTCGACATCAGCTGGAGCACATTATGGTCATTATATCAATATGGACGGAGATGATTCTAAAGATAATGCTCAGCTTATACTTAAGTATAGAGGAAGTGCTATGCACCCTGAAGCTGATGCTGCTATTGAAGATATCGTAAATGAGTCCATAACAGCAAATGAATTAAAACCAGCAGTTACAATAAATTTAGACAATATACCAGTAAGTGATTCTATTAAAAAACAAATCACTGAAGAATTTGACAATGTATATAACATGTTAAATTTTAAAGAACTCGGTCATGATATCTTTAGAAGATGGTATATTGATGGAAGATTATATCATCATTTAGTTGTTGACGAAAGTAACTTATCAGCAGGCATACAAGAAGTAAGATACATTGATGCTGCAAAGATGAGAAAAGTAAAACAAGTAAAGAGTAAAAAAGATCCAGTAACTGGTGCTAAACTTGTTGAAAAGGTAGATGAATTTTATATATTCCAAGAAAAACCAGGTTCACAAAATGCTGGTGTAAAAATGACATTAGACTCAGTAAGTTACATTACTTCTGGTCTTTTAGATGAGAATAGAAAGAAAGTCGTTTCGTATTTACACAAAGCTTTAAAACCTATTACACAATTAAGAATGATGGAAGATTCTCTTGTAATCTACAGATTAGCAAGAGCTCCAGAAAGAAGAATGTTTTATATTGACGTAGGTAACTTACCAAGAGGTAAGGCTGAGCAATATATGAAAGATATAATGTCAAAGTATCGTAACAAGTTAGTTTATGATGCTAAAACTGGTGAAATACGAGATGATCGAAAACACATGTCAATGCTTGAAGATTTTTGGCTACCAAGGAGAGAGGGTGGAAGAGGCACTGAAATCTCAACTTTACCGGGCGGTGAAAACTTAGGACAAATTGAAGACATTATATATTTTCAGAAAAGATTATATAGATCTTTGAATGTACCTATGAACAGGCTTGAACAAGAACAGCAGTTCTCATTAGGCAGAGCTACTGAAATAAGTAGAGATGAGTTAAAATTTCAGAAGTTTATTGATCGTTTAAGAAATAGATTTTCTCATTTATTCTATGATATCTTAAAAAAGCAGTTAATGTTGAAAAACATTATTACTGAAGATGATTGGAATACTTGGAAAAATAAATTAACAGTTGAATACTCTCGTGATAATCACTTTTCAGAATTAAAAGAAGCTGAGCTTTTAAGAGAAAAGATACAAAGTTTAGATCAAGTATCTCAATACGTTGGAGAATATTTTTCTAAACAGTGGGTACAAAAGAATATTCTTCTAATGGACGATGAACAAATTAAAAATATGGAAAAAGAGATTGCAGCCTCACAAGCGCAAGAACCAGACGATGACCAAGGAGTAGTATAATGGATAATGTCGAAAACGTGGAAAATGCAGAGAATGAAACAAATCCAATTCAGGATTTAATTAAAGCTTCTCTAGACAAAGATTACAATAATGCGAATAAGATATTCGGTGAAGTCATGACAATTAAAATGTCTGATCTTCTTGACCAAGAAAAAGTTAAGATGGCTGATCAAGTATATAATGGTGCTGAAGAAGAGCCAGAAGAAGATACGGATTTAAATGATGAAGAAGAAACTGAAGAAATAGAAGACGAAGCTGAAGAAGAGGCTGAAGAAGAAATAGAAGCTGAAGCTGAATCCGAAGAAGAAGAAACAGTGTAAATCATAAAAAGTATAAATATAGTTAACATGAAAACTTTTTCACAATTAAGAGAATTAACAGGGCGTAAACCGATTGGTAAAGCTGTCTTCGATAAGAAGATTAATCGTATTCCTGTTAAGATACATAAAGAAAAAAATATGTTTGTTGTTTATATTGATGGTGATAGATTAGACGCTTATAAATCGCAAGCAGAAGCTGAAAAGTCTGCTAAAGAATTTATGAAACAATACAAAGGATAAAGTAATGGAAATTAGACCTTTAGCTGCCAAAGTCACTGCAAATGGTGTCGGAGCCAAAACAACTGTTGGTGGAGCTCAAACTGTTTATGTTTGCGCAACTGCAGATGATTTAATTACTAATGTTACAACAGGTGGTACAATACAAGTACACGAAAACCAATCTTTAGTAATACGAAAAGAGACAGGTGATGAAATACACGCCGGCACTGCAACAACGCATTTTACAAAAATAGCGTATCCAAGAGGTTAATATGAAATTAATATCAGAATTTGTAGAAAACGATATTGAATTCTTAATTACCGAAGATAAGAAAACTGGTAAAAAGAATTATGGTATTCAAGGAATCTTTGCACAAGCAGAGACTAAGAATCGAAACGGTCGTATATATCCAATGCCAGTAATGGAAAAAGCACTAGGTAAATATAATAATGACCAAGTGTCAAAAGGAAGAGCAGTTGGAGAACTGAATCATCCTGAAGGTCCGACCGTTAATTTAGATAAAGTTTCTCACAAGATTAATGAACTCAAATTTGAGGGAAATAATATTGTGGGCAAAGCATCGATACTGAACACCCCTATGGGAGAAGTTGTTAAAGGCTTACTCGATGGCGGAGTTACTTTCGGTGTATCGACTCGTGGTATGGGAAGTTTGAGCCAGCGTAATAACGCAATGGTCGTCAATGACGATTATATTCTTAACGCGGTAGACATCGTGCAAGATCCATCCGCACCTAGCGCTTTCGTTAATGGGATAATGGAAGGTGTTGAATGGGTTTGGAATAACGGTATTATAGAAGCACAAACAATTGAAAGAATGGAGACTGAAATTAAAAAAGCTCCACGCGCTGATCTCTATGAGACACAAGTTCGTGAGTTCAAAAATTTCCTCTCGTTATTAAAATCAAAATAAGGAGTCTAAAATGACTGATAAAATCGAAAATCAGGACGTGGAACTCCAAGAAGACGATGAGGAAATCTTGGAAGCTCAAGCACACGATCCTAAGAATGCTGAAGCTCAGTCAGTTGCTTCTATTGACAAAGCAGGTGATGCTACTGGAACCGCTCCAAAGCGTAAAGGTGACAACACTAAGAAAGATCCAATGCCAAAGACTAAAGCAGGAATGATTGCTGCTATGGTTGGCAAAATGCAAGGTATGAAAAAAGAAGCTTTAATGGCTATGTACAATGGTACAGATCCAGAAGCTTTTGATGGAGAACAAATTGCTGAAGAGGAAATCAAAGATCAAGTTAAAGTCGAAGTTGACTTTAAAGATGATTTAGGTGCACTTGTCAATGAGGAAGCTACACTGTCTGATGAATTCAAGCAGAAAGCAGAAACTATCTTCGAAGCTGCAATTAATGCAAAAGTAAATGCAGAGATTGACAGATTAGAAGAGAAGTATAACGAGGAGCTTTCAGAAGAAATCGAAAGCACCAAAAAGGACCTTGTAGAGAAAGTAGACAGCTATCTTAACTACGTAGTTGAAGGCTGGATGGAAGACAACAAGTTAGCAATCCAAAATGGTTTAAGAACTGAAATTGCTGAAGATTTTATGAATAAGTTGAAAGACCTATTCGTTGAGTCTCACATTAAAGTACCAGAGGATAAAGTTGATCTTGTTGACGAACTCGCAGACAACGTTGAGGAACTTGAGGCTAAACTCAATGAATCAACCGAAAGGTCAATTCAAATGGCTGAAGAGTTAGAGACATATAAGAGGGAGTCTATCATTAGAGAGGCAACCAAAGATTTGGCTGAAACTCAAGTCGAAAAGCTAAAGTCATTAGCAGAAAACGTAGATTTTGATGACGAAGAAACTTTTGCAAAGAAAGTTGCTCAGTTAAAAGAATCTTACTTCGCTAAGACTGCAAAAACCCAGGAAGAAATCATTGAAGATGATGACGCTCCAATAGTAGAGTCAACAGGTTCAATGGATTCTTATCTTAAAGCAATAAAGAAAACTGCAAGTAAATAGGGAGTCCTAAAAAATGACAGTATCATACGATAGATTGATTGAGAAATGGGCACCAGTGCTGAACGAAGAGTCAGTTGGTACTATCTCAGATCATCATAAAAAAGCCGTAACTGCTGCAGTACTTGAGAATCAGGAAATCGCTCTTAGAGAAGAAGGTCTGATTGCTGAAGCTGCTCCAGGAAACGCAACATCATCAGTAGCAAACTGGAATCCAGTATTAATTGCACTCGTAAGACGTGCTATGCCAAACTTAATGGCATATGACATCTGTGGTGTGCAACCAATGTCTGGTCCAACAGGTTTAATCTTCGCCATGAAGTCAAGATATGGCGGTGGTTCTACATCAAATAGAGAAGCATTATTCAACGAAGCTGAGACTCAGTTTTCTGGTGACAGTGCTGGTACTCACGACTCTGATAACGCTTCAGGTCTTAACGTTACTAACTTAGATTCAGACTCAACTGCTGATGACGCAAGACTAACTGCATTAGCTGCAGGCGGTATGTCAACAGCCGAAGCTGAAGCTCATGGTTCTACCGGAGAGACTTCATTCAGAGAAATGGGTTTCACTATTGAAAAAGCAACTGTGACTGCTAAGTCAAGAGCTCTTAAAGCTGAATACAGCTTAGAATTAGCTCAAGACCTTAAAGCAATTCATGGTCTTGACGCTGAGACAGAATTGGCAAACATCTTGTCAACAGAAATCTTAGCTGAAATCAATAGAGAAGTTATTAGAACTATTAACTCTCAAGCTAAAACTGGTGCTTTACAAACTAACACAGCTGTTAACGGTATCTTCAACGTACAGACAGATGCAGACGGCAGATGGTCAGTTGAGAAGTTCAAAGGTTTGATTCTTCAAATCGAAAGAGAGTCAAACATCATTGCAAAAGAGACACGTAGAGGTAAAGGAAACTTTATCGTATGTTCATCTGATGTAGCATCTGCATTAGCTGCAGCTGGTATGATGGATTACACACCTGCAATGTCAACTAACTTAAATGTTGATGACACAGGTAATACCTTTGCCGGTATTATAAACGGTAGAACAAAAGTGTACATCGACCCGTATGCAAATACAGACTATTGTACAGTAGGTTATAAGGGTACTAACCCATATGATGCTGGTCTTTTCTACTGCCCATACGTTCCATTAACAATGGTACGTGCAGTTGGTGAGGACACATTCCAGCCAAAAATTGGTTTTAAAACCAGATATGGAATGGCATCAAACCCATTCGTAGGTGCAACACCTGCTGATGGCTTAGCCGCTGTTAAGACTAACCAGTACTACAGAATATTCAGAGTTGACAATATTCTAGGTGCTTAAGTCTTAGTACTTATATTGAAGGAAGGGGAGCTACGGCTCCTCTTTTTTTGTATAAATAACAGTATGGAATTATTCTTAATAACATTGTTTGTATTCATGTCATTCACAGCTTCAAGTTTGTCACTAGCAGCTATGCTTAATAGACCAATAAAAGGAAGTTGTGGTGGAATAAATTGTAGGTGTAAAGATGGCACTAACGAATAACTTTAACTATTTACAACCCACAGGGTTTAAATTAGTTATAGATAGAAAAAATTATCCAAATTTAGAATTCTTTTGTCAGGATTTTACTCATGCTGGTGTTATTATGAACACTGCAGATTTAGGATATAAAAAGATAGCATCTATTCCTTTTGTAGGCGACAAGTTAACTTATAACGAAATGCTTTCAAACATCATTTTGGATGAAGATATGCAATCTTATATTGAGATGCATAACTGGATGAGAAGAATACTTGATCAAGATAATGTAACAGCATTAGATAGATTTAAGAATGCTACACAAAATCCACCAGCGCAATCTGATATTACTCTATCGATATTAAATAGTTCGAATAATGCTGTTGCGCAAATTATATATAGAGATAGTATACCAGTTGCATTGACTGATATACAGTTTCAAGCAACTAGTGGTGCAGAATCATTCTTGACATTTGGAGCATCATTTAGATTTACTTATTTTGACATTAAGACATTCAACGCAACAACCGGAGCAATTACAGATTCATTTAGTGTAACTGGCAGCACTGGTTAACATATAAATTATATTATTGGAGATATTATGCTTAACTTGAAACAGGTCCACTCTATGTGGATTAAAGATTGTAAAATTGATTCTTTTCAACTCGATGAAACTTCTCGCAAAACGCCATCCTTACATGCTAAATACATTCAAATGTGGTCTACTGCAAAATTAGAATTAAGGCGTGCTGAACGTTCGCAGAAAAGTTTATTAAAGGAAAAGTGGTTGTATTATAACGGTAAGATGGATCATGAAACTTTAAAAGAAAAAGGTTGGAATCCAGATCCCTTTGACGGTTTAAAGGTACTTAAAGGCGAAATGGATTATTATTATGACAGCGATCCAGAAATACAGCAATCAGAAGAATTAATACAATACTGGAAAACATATGTAGAAACAGTAACAGAGATAATAGATAATTTAAAATGGCGACACCAAACAATATCGAACATGATCAGATGGAAACAATTCGAGTCAGGAAATTAAATCACGCAATTCTTAAAGTTGAATGCGATAGAAGTGCAGGTGCAGAATTAAGAGAATTCTTTTCTTTTTATGTACCAGGATATAAATTTATGCCTGCATATCGTAATCGATTATGGGACGGTAAGATCAGATTGTATAATCAAACAACAGGTGAAATATCTGCAGGGCTGTTTCCACAGATCATTTCATTTGCAGAAGCTCGTGAATATAAAATTGATATAGAAGAATCAGATTATGGCAGTCCTAATGAAGGAAATAAGATTAATCCTGAATTTATGATGAAGTTTATTGAAGCTTTAAACTTACCATTTAAAATAAGAGATTATCAATTTGATGCAGTATGTACTGGAATACAAAGAAAGAATGCGATACTGTTATCGCCGACTGGTTCTGGTAAATCATTAATAATATATGTACTTATGAGATACATGTTATCTTCTTTTGATAATGATATTCTTATAATAGTACCAACTACTTCTTTAGTTGAACAAATGTATAATGATTTTAAAACATACGGCTATGATGTAGAAAAACATTGTCATAGAATATATTCAGGTAAAGATAAAAATACATCTAAAAGAGTTGTGATTAGTACATGGCAATCAATATATAAATTTCAAGCAGATTGGTTTCATAGATTTGGTACAGTATTTGGTGATGAATGTCATGGATTTAAATCAAAATCTTTAACAACTATAATGAATAAATGTTCAGAAGCTGAATACAGATTTGGAACTACAGGTACATTGGACGGCGCTTTAACACACGAATTAGTATTACAAGGATTATTTGGAAAGGTATATAGAGTTACTAGTACTAGAGCTCTACAAGATAATGACACTCTCGCAAAACTAAGTATCAAAAGAATCATACTCAATTACGATGATCAAATTAAGAAAAATTTTGGAAAGAAAACATATCAAGAAGAAATTGAATTTATAGTCACTAATAATAAACGTAATACATTTATAAAAAACTTAACACTCGATTTAAAAGGTAATACATTAGTTTTATATAACTACGTAGAAAAACATGGTAAGCCACTTTATAATATGATTAAAGATGAAGCACATGAAGATCGCAGAATTTTTTTCGTATCAGGAGAAACAGCAGCAACTGATCGTGAAGCTATAAGAGCAATAGTAGAAAAACAGAAACATTCGATTACAGTTGCATCACTCGGTACTTTTAGCACTGGTATAAATATTAGGAACCTACATAATATTGTCTTTGCATCTCCATCTAAATCTCAGATAAGAGTATTGCAAAGCATAGGAAGAGGTTTAAGAAAAACTGATGACGGTAAAAGCACTACGCTTTATGATATTATAGATGATATAATCTGGAAGTCAAGAAAAAATTTTGGTATTACGCACGCTGATGAAAGACTTAGAATCTATGGAAGAGAGAAATTTAATCACAAAACCTATAGAGTAGATTTATGAATATAAAACAATTTAAGCTTACTAATAATGAAGAAATAATATGTGAAGTTATAGAATGGAACACTGGAGATGATCCTGGTGACATTCTTGTAAAAAGAGCATTAAGAGTTATATCTGTAGAAGACTATCAAAAAGGTTGGAGATTCTTTGCATTTAGACCTTGGATGTCATTTCAAGATGATCCAGATTTATTACAAACTTTAAATTCTTCTCATGTAATAGTTACAACAAATCCGTCTCCTAATTTATTAAAACATTATGAAAGATGCTTAAAACGTATAGTACGTGAAGTCGAAAATGAAAAATCCGGTGGAAAAAAGATTTATGCTAATCTAGATGAAATACAAGATGAATTAAGAGAATTAACTGATGATGAAATGGATGACTTTTTAGCCAATAAATACGGTGCAGTTGAAGAGGATAGTTTTCTTTCTGATTCTGGCAGTGATAATATTATTAAATTCAAACCAAAAACTTTCCATTAAAGGGTATATCCCCTCTTCCTCAGATATACTATCTTATTTTACCACACTTTTCACCATTTGTACACCGTTATTTTTAGCACTAAGAGAAATGAAATATATGAAAATGAACATGAAAATTTTTAAAGATAAAGTAGATAACTTTTTCAAATGGGTAAAAGGAACTGAACTTGTTGAACTCGATAATATCGATGTTTCAGAAGATCCTGTAAGACCTGAGCTTGATGTAGAATTTAGATTAAACTATGATCGTAAGATTTTTGGTCTAAAATATCAAGATAATATTGAAGGTATTATTTGTGTTGCTTATACAAATGATGTACCACACAATGTTAAAGAATTAGATCTTATGAGTCAGACTGCACACTTTAAAAAAGATCCTAACACAGCAGTAGCTTATACAGTTTGGTCACGCAAAAGAGGTGCTGGTAAAGAAATCGTAAAAAAGTTATCAGAACATTGTAAAAATCTTTCTTATATAGAGAAATTAGTTACACTTTCACCATTAACACCTATGGCTACACATTTCCATATCAGTAATGGTGCAAAGTTGATAAGCATCAATCACACATCACAAAACTTCGAATACAAGTTATCATCTTAAAAGAAAAAATACTATTGTACTTTTGCATAAAATTGGTGTATAATAGTACTATAAAATAAAGGATTAGCTATGGCACGTAAAAAAAGCATACATTATGTCAACAATTCTGATTTTTCTACCGCAGTGGTTGAATATGTTGAAAGAGTAGAAAAAGCTAGAAAAGAAGAGACAAAGATTCCTACAGTACCAGACTATATAGCTCAATGCTTTCTCAGAATCGCAGAAGGTTTATCACACAAAGCTAACTTCATAAGATATACTTATAGAGAAGAAATGGTAATGGACGCAGTTGAAAATTGTTTAAAAGCAATAGGGAACTATAACTTAGAAGCAGCAACAAGAACTGGTAAACCAAATGCATTTGCATATTTTACTCAGATAACGTGGTATGCTTTTTTAAGAAGAATAACAAAAGAAAAGAAACAACAAGAAATAAAAATAAAGTATTTAACTAAATCGGGTATTGATAGTTTTGTTGATGTTGGTACTGAAGCAACCGCTGCAGATACAGCAGCACACTTTGTAGATACTCTTAAAGATAGAATAGCTAGAGTACGAAGTGCTGATAATGAGATAAAAGAAATAGTTAAAAAGGAAAGAAAGAAGCGTAAAGTTAAAATAGCAGATTCAGATTTAAGTGAGTTTATGTAATGAAAATAGCTATATTGACTGATACACATTGTGGTATCAGAAATTCATCTGAAGTTTTTTTAGACAATGCTGAAGATTTTTATACAAACATATTTTTTCCAGAGTGTGAAAAGCACGGTGTAAAACAAATAATACATCTTGGTGATTATTACGACCATCGTAAGTTTGTAAACTTTAAAGCTTTAAACCAAAACCGTAGAGTATTCCTTGATCAATTAAGAAAAAATAATATGACTATGGATATCATACCAGGGAATCACGATACTTATTATAAAAATACAAACGAACTTAATGCGTTAAAAGAATGTTTAGGGCATTATATGAATGAAATCCATATTGTTATGGAACCAACAGTTATGCAATACGGATCATTAAGTATGGGGCTCCTTCCGTGGATATGTCCAGATAATTATGAACAGTCTATGAATTTTATAAGAGACTGTAAAGCTGATTGGTTAGGTGCACACCTCGAATTAGCTAACTTTGAAATTGGTAGAGGCATAATGGCTCATGGTGGTATGGACCCTAATCTGTTTAAAAAATTTGAACAAGTATTATCTGGACATTATCACACTGCATCTAAAAAAGACAATATATGGTATCTTGGTAACCCTATGGAATTCTTTTGGTCAGATGCTCATGATCCAAAATATTTTCATATACTTGATACTGAAACAAGACAAATTGAAAAGATAAGAAATAATTACACATTATTTGAAAAAATTGTGTACAATGACAAAAAAATAGATTATAATAACTATAATAAAAATTTATCTAAAAAGTTTGTAAAAGTTGTAGTTGCAGAAAAAACTGATCCTTTTACTTTCGACAGATTCATTGATAACATTCAGAATCAAGACATATATGAATTAAAGATAGCAGAAAACTTTAATGAATTTATGGGTGAAAATGTTAATGATGAAGAAGTTAATTTTGAAGATACAACAGAAATAGTAGATACGTATATTGAGGCAGTGGATACTGATTTAGACAAAGATAAAATCAAGATTCAAATGAGAGAATTGATGACTGAAGCACAGGCACTTGAAATAGCATGATAATTTTTAAATCTATTAAATATAAAAACTTTTTATCTTCTGGCAATTATTTTACAGAGATAGCTTTAAATAAAAATAAATCAACGTTGATAGTTGGTCATAATGGTGCAGGTAAATCGACAATGCTTGATGCTATATCATTTGCATTGTTTGGTAAACCACATCGAAAGATAAGTAAGAATCAACTTGTTAATTCTATAAATCAAAAACAAGCAGTTGTTGAAGTAGAATTCTCCATAGGTAAAGCACAATTTAGAATTGTAAGAGGTATAAAGCCTAATGTGTTTGAAATATGGAAAGATGGCAATATGATTAATCAATCATCGCACGCATTAGAATACCAGAAGATCCTTGAGCAAAACATTTTGAAACTTAATCATAAAAGTTTTCATCAAGTAGTAGTATTAGGTTCGTCATCTTTTATCCCCTTTATGCAGCTTAATGCTGGCCACCGTAGAAATGTTATCGAGGATCTTCTGGATATTAATATCTTTTCTAAAATGAATATCATATTAAGAGAAAGAAATTCTACGCTTAAAGAAAACATTAATACGATTAATAATGAAACTAATATAGTTAAAAGTAAGATAGAACAACAAACAAAATATATTCGTGATATCGCTGCAGTCACTGAAGAAAATAAAGTTAAATATGAAAAACAAATTGAAAGCGCTAGAAAAAGAATCAGTGTTTTACAAAATGAAAATAATGAATTAAGTAAAGAGCTTGAATCAAATACAGCTAATGACGAGCTAAAAGAATTACAGAAAGAAAAAAATAAAATCATAGGTGATATCGCAACTATAAAACAAGAAATGAAAGCGATAGCAAAGCGTGGAATGTTTTTAGAAAAAAATGATGAATGTCCTACTTGCGAACAAACTATAGAAAATAAAACTAAACTTATATCTGAAACTAAAAATGAAGCTTATCAAGTTCAGTCTTCTCTAAGCATGGTAGAAAACAATGGTTCAATAATCGATGATCAAATTTCTTCATTAGAAGATATTATTACTAGTATTAGAAAAAAGACAGATACTATTAATGTTAATAATAGAGAGATAGTTTCACTAAATCAAAGTAATGATGAATTATCAAAATACTTAGAGAGTGAAGTTGCTGCAGATTTAACTGGCGCTAGAAAAGATTTAGAACAAATGAAAAATGATAAAGAAAGTTTGTTCGAAGAAAAACTCAAGCTAAATGAACAGTTTGGATATAATAATGTTATAGCAGAAATGTTAAGAGATACTGGTATTAAAACGAAAATAATAAAACAGTACTTGCCAACTATTAATAAACTTGTTAACCAATACTTACAAGTTCTTGATTTCTTTGTGCACTTTAATCTAGATGAAAACTTTAATGAAACTATAAGATCAAGACATAGAGATGACTTTACATATGATTCATTTAGTGAAGGTGAAAAACAAAGAATAGATTTATCATTGTTATTTACATGGCGTCAAATAGCAAAGATGAAAAACTCAGTAGCTACTAATCTACTGGTACTTGATGAAACATTCGATTCATCACTTGATCATGATGGTATTGAAAACTTACTTAAAATATTGTACACTCTCGATGAAGGTAGTAATACATTTATTATATCTCATAAGGGTGATATACTCGATGGTAAGTTTGAATCCAAGATTGAGTTCTTTAAAGATAGAAATTTCTCTAAGATAAAAAATTAAATGTTTACTTTTATGAAAAACTGTGGTATAATATACTATAAAATAAAGAAGGAAGGTTTATTATGGAATTAAGTGAAAACACTTTACAAATCTTAAGAAACTTTTCAGGTATTAATCAGAACTTATTGATTAAACCCGGATCGATTATTAAGACTATTAGCGAAGCACGAAATGTAGTAGCAACTGCCGATGTTACTGAAAGCTTCGAAAAAGATTTCGGCATTTACGATTTAAATGAATTTATTGGAGTAATGGGTTTAGTCGATACTCCATCACTAAAATTTGAAGATGACTTTGTTACTGTTTCTGATTCATCAGGTAGATCTAAAGTAAAATATTTCTATGCTGCAGAAGAAACACTAACGTCGCCTGCAAAAGATGTGAATATGCCTGATGGAGATGTTAAGTTTACATTAGATAATGATACACTTAACAAGTTAAAAAAAGCTGCATCAACGCTAGGTCACAATGAAGTATCAATAAAAGCAAATAATGGTGTATTGAGTTTGTCGATTGTCGAGAACCAAAATGCAACATCAAATGCCTTTTCAATTGATATTGACGGGGAGTTTAAACAGGACGCTGTGTTTAACTTCATTATTAGTATTTCTAATCTTAAGATCCTTCCAGGCGATTATGATGTAGAAATATCTTCTAAATTAATAACGCAATTCAAACATAAAGAAATACCTTTAAAATATTGGATTGCACTTGAAAAAACTTCAACATACGGAGCATGACATGTCAGATAATTTAACTCAACTTAAAGACCTTGCCAATAAAGCAAGTAGAAGTACAGTAGCAGTAATTGATGCTGTAACTCAAAGAGGTGGATTCAAAGGCGAAGAGCTTTCTACAATTGGAAGCTTAAGAGACCAATGTATTCAAATCATTCAAATCAGTGAAGCACTTCAGCAAGAAGATGCCATGAAAGATGATAGTGCACAACCTGAGGAAAAAACTAAGAAATGAGTGTAGACTTCCTATGGGTTGAAAAATACAGACCTAAAACGGTCTCAGATATAGTCTTACCTCAATCTTTAAAACAAACCTTCCAAAAGATAGTTGCTAGTAAAGAACTTCCTAATATGTTGTTCACTGGTACCGCTGGCTTAGGTAAGACTACAGTCGCACGAGCTCTATGCAATGAGCTCGATTGCGATTATATTCTTATCAACGGTTCTGAAGAAGGTAATATTGATACGTTAAGAACTAAGATAAAACAATTTGCATCATCGGTTTCACTTCAAGGTGGCTACAAAGTTGTGATACTCGATGAAGCTGACTATTTAAATCCTCAATCAACACAACCCGCATTACGTGGATTTATAGAAGAATTTTCGAAAAACTGTAGATTTATTCTTACATGTAACTTTAAGAATAGAATAATTGAACCACTTCATTCAAGATGTGGTGTGTATGAATTCAATACATCTAAAAAATCTATGATTGAACTATGTGAATCATTCATGGATAGATGTAAGACAATATTAGATAATGAACAAGTTGAATATGATGCTAAACCAGTTGCAGAACTAATAATGAAGTTTGCACCAGATTGGCGTAGAGTATTAAATGAATTACAGAGATATTCTGTTAATGGTAAAATTGACTCTGGTATTATTAACAATTTACAAGATAAAAACTTTGATGATTTATTCTCTCATTTAAAAAATAAAAATTTTAAAAGTATGCGTTCTTGGGTTGTAAACAATATAGATACTGATGCAAGCGCTATTTTTAGAGCTATTTACGATAGGATGTCAGATAAAGTTGCACCGCAATCAATACCACAGCTCGTACTTTTGCTTGCAGACTATCAATATAAAAATGCATTTGTAGCTGATCACGAACTTAATGTAGTAGCATGTTTAACGGAGGTAATGTCAGATGTCCAGTTCAATTAAATTAACTTTATATACTCAAGATGATTGTCAATACTGTAACGTATTGAAAAGAAAACTTTTAGAGTGGAATTATTCATATAGAGAAGTTAATGTAAGCTACGACTTATTTGCTAAAGATTTTTTAAAAAATGAAGGACATCGAACAGTTCCTCAACTTTACTGGAATAATTTGCACTTAAATAAAATGCCAACCCTAGAACTTCAAAAAAGAGATATTGAAGCTGAAATAAATTATGAAGACTATATTGGTGGAGTCGAAAATTGGGGAATACAAAAAAGAGCATAAAAACATTATGGCATTATTGGTGTAAGGCTATGGGTAGTCATGCATACGATAATAATAAGAAAGACGACTATGTTCATAATTCTATTAGATCATTATGGGTGTTACTTCATATAGTTACTTGCTTTGCAATCATATTAAATGCTATAGCTAATCATGGTTGGAGTTTAATAGGATTATGATATTAGAAGTATTGTCAATAGCAGTTTCTCTCGGTATTTTGTATATTGTGTGGGATATCTTATACACGCGCCATAAAGAAAAAGAGTGGAGACGTAACAATCCAGATGAACATGAATGGACAAGAAATCCAGTAAAGAAAGATCCAGGTTTATGAATCCTTTTGAATATTGTAATGCAATAAATTACACTAAGAAAAATATTATGATAGATGATATCACAGAAAAAGCATATTCATCTTACATGGTAAACCGTCAGTTATCATACTTCCCAGATACCGTTTTAGCTGCAAATGAAATGAATCGCAATCACCACCTCGAAAATCGTTTACAATTCGATTTTTTTATAAATATAATTAGAAAACGTAAAAGGTTTTCTAAATGGTTCAAACCTGAACAAATTAGTGATTTGGATGTAGTTAAACAGTATTATGGCTATAGTAATGAAAAAGCCCGCCAAGTTTTAACACTCCTATCCACTGATAATATAAAAGAATTGAAAAATAAGGTGGCTAAAGGTGGAAGAAAATAAAATTGTAGAATGGAACCCAGCGAATATGCTTGAGGTGACATTGAATGAGCCGGACGATTTCCTTAAAATCAGAGAGACTCTTACTAGAATAGGAGTCGCATCTCGTAAAGATAATAAACTTTATCAATCTTGTCACATCTTACATAAACAGGGGCGGTACTTTATAGTACATTTTAAAGAACTCTTTTTATTAGATGGAAAGAAATCAAACTTAGAAGAAAATGATGTTGCTCGTAGAAACACTATAGCTACATTAATGAGTGATTGGGGTCTATTAACTGTAGAAAACAAAGAACAGTTACAACCTATAGCACCATTAAGACAAATAAAGATTATTTCTTTTAAAGATAAAGATCAATGGGAATTGTGTCCGAAATATAATATTGGTAATGGAACAAAGTAAAATTAAAGAAGCTTATAGAATGTTCTTCTTTATTAAAGGGCATCTTAACTGTAGCGAAAAAACAGCACTTGATTGTTATGATAATTATTTTAAGCGCTGTTGGTACAATCAAGAGATGTGGATAAGAGAAGAAGCTTTTGAAAAAGAATATGAAAAAAAATTCAGATGAAGCTATGTACTTTTGAAAAAAAAGTATTATATATATTATAGGATGCCGAATGGTTCGGGTCCGCACAACAACCTTGCTTAATAGGAGGATACTATGAACGGAAACTTTGTTTTCCCAAGAAACGCTTTTTTAGGTTTTGATCACATTTTCGATGCATTGCAAGATATACATACGCATGCAAACGATGGATACCCACCACATAATGTTGTTCGAGAAGAAGATAACAAATATGTTATTGAAATGGCTGTAGCCGGCTTCAAGAAAAAAGACATTGAAATTAAGGTGAAGGAACATATCCTTACCATCGAAGGAAATAGAGATAAACGTAGAGAAGCAGATGCTTATGTACACAAAGGAATTAGTGCACGTAAGTTTAACAAATCGTTCAGACTGTCGGAATATACCGAAGTAACTGGTGCCGATCTCACGGATGGAATACTAACTGTCAATCTTGAAGTTGTTCTACCAAAAGAAAAGCAGCCTCGTACAATTAACATAACGTAAATTAAACGAGGAGTCAATAATGACAACTATGGAAATCACTGCATACGCATGCAGTTTTTGTGACGCAGTGTCGTCTTTCTTTAAAAAATCATTTAGAAAAATTCAATTCGGATTGCAAATGTCTGCTAACAAAAGAGTTGCACAAGAATTGTGTTCTTTAGGTTTTTATCAGGATAAAGAATTTAAACAAATTCTACAAAACATGAATGATAGAGCCGTAGAAGAATATTACGGTAAAAAGTAATGTGGCCCTACACTGAAGAAGAAAACGACTACTTATCTTAAAAATAAATGCTAACTAATAAGGAAAGTAAAGATGAAAACTTTAATCTTAGCTGGCGTAATTAGCGTCATAGCTTCTGCTGGTTTTGCAGAAGTAAATAAGCCTGCTTCAACATTCACACCTTACTTTGGTGTTGAGCGTGAAACTGAGGCAAAAATCAATAACACTTTTATTGGAACCACTACAAAATTTGGTGACTTAAGTGTTACTGGTCAAATTAACTGGAACAGTACAACAAATGATCTCAATATGAATCATGAAGGTGCTGATCTAGATATTTCTTATGGTATAGCTGACACTGTTAGTTTATACTTAAAGAACGATTTCGACACTGATTTTGTACGTACAGAATCAACTGTTGGTGCTAAGATTACTTTCTAATTAAGTGTTAAAGCATAAAGAGGCGGGCCAGTTCCCGCCTTTTTTATTATAAATAGAAATTTATAGGAGGATATAAGATGAATATAGACCAATTAAGAAAAGAACTTGAAGTTGATGAAGGAGTAAAGTATGAAATATATAATGATCATCTCGGCTATCCTACTTTTGGGATTGGCCATCTGGTTATCGATACTGATCCAGAATATGGACAAGAGGTTGGAACACCTGTCTCAGAAGATAGAGTTGCAGAGGCATTTGATAAAGATGTTACAACAGTGATTGCCGATTGTGAAGTATTATATCCAGACTTTGATGAACTTCCAGAGGAATGCCAATTAATCATTGCAAATATGATGTTTAATATGGGTCGTCCAAGACTTAAACAGTTTAAAGGTATGAAGCGTGGCGTAGATTCTCGTGATTGGAATGCAGCTGCAGACGAGATGATTGACTCAAACTGGTATAGACAAGTTCCAAATAGAGCTGGTAGACTAGTTAAAAGAATGAGAGCATTGGCTGAATGACAGACGATTTAAATTTTGATTTTGGTTTTACTGCCGTAGATGAAAATGAACTTGAAGCTGTTCAAAAGGCAGCAACACAAGCAGAAACTCTTGGCGCATCAGCACTTAACACTCAAGAAAAAATAGACAAGCTATACAATGCTATCATTCCATTATTAACAAATTTAAAAAAGAATCCAGAGAAAGAATATATTCTCTGGCCAAATCGATTAGAAAAAGTAGAACAGTTCGAAGATTATATTCAAAAAATTTATCGAAATTAATCCTTTACTTTTAAAGAAAACTGTGGTATAATAACTATAATGAAAAATTTTAAAACATTTTTACTTGAAGCTGAAGGAAAAGGATTAACAATCTTCGATATTGACGAAACTATGTTCATCACTAAAGCTCAAGTAAAAGTTGTTAAAGATGGAAAAGTCGTTAAAAAACTGAATAACCAAGAATTTAATACATATAAGAAAAAACCTGGTGAAGAGTATGACTTCGGCGAATTTAAAAACGCCGAAGTATTTAATAAAACTTCTACACCAATCGCGAGAATGATTAATAAAGTTAAAG